AACGGTGTCATCCGTCATCTCCGACTTGTGGTCAAAGTCAGCACGAATCATCTTTGACCCGTCGGCCTTCCAGTTGTCTATTATCTTTTCAAATGCTTCCTTGGTGAACACTTCAACAATTTCAACTCCACCAACTGTTTCTGCAGGATACTCACCAAAAGGGGCTATCTGTATGGTGATTTCGTCTCCTGCCTTGAGTTCTTCTTTTAAGTCCATTTATTCTTTTTCCTTTCCTGTTTTTTCAAATTCATCTGTGAGAAGTTGGTTTACGGCTTCCGTTAGCTTCACGTCATCCGTTTCCTCCAACTCGGTTATTTTTTTATTCAGTTCATTGATTATCTCTTGGGATTCCTCTTTGTCATCAGTGGAAAACAGCCTTGCCATCAATTCCCGGATTGGGGCAAGCATCTTGTTGAAGGCAGAAAGAATTGACTTCCCATGTTTCACGTTGTCCGAGGGCTTGGGGGCTTCCTGCTGCGGTTCATTGGTTTCATCCACGTTCTCAACTATGGCTTCTTCCTTCTTCCATTCCTCTATTGAGTTTTTGTCATCGTCTGAGTTAAACCGTGGAACCGTCCATTCATTGCTTCGTTCCTCTTCCTTTGCCAGCTTGTATCCAGTGAGTTCCTGTAGCTGGTTAATGTCAATGCTTAGACCCGCGTTCTTGGCGGAAACTGCATCGGCCAGGTATTTTTCAGGGTTTTGCTTGTCTTCGTTGGACAGGTCGAAGTAAACCAAATGGGGCTTTCCTGGAAATGCCCAGTCCAACAACCTTCTCGCAACTCCACGGTTTACAAGGTCACCGATTTTATAGGCATCGTGTCTTACAATCGTCTTAAACACGTCTTGTTGAACATCGGCTATGTTGCTTCCAAGTCCAGTTGCCTGCGCAAGTGAAGCAAGCGTTCCACCCGTGGAGGCCAATACAATTTGCTTGGACATGTATTCCAAAAAGTTCTGAATGGCCTGTGCGTTGTTTGGGTCGATGTTCTGGGTTATGATGTTGCTTCCAAAGGGGAACGCACCCGAACCTCCCTTTGCACATTCCACCGCTTTTGTTGCCCAAGTTTGTAAATCTTCCCGTGGCAGGTCTTCAGGGGCCACTATGTATGTTGCAGGTAGTCCCTTTCTTGCTATAAGTTTGGAGTAGGATTCAAACCCCATGTTTTCAGCAAGGTATATCTGTAACGCAAATGAATCAATTGGGGTTTCAGAGAAGTTAGCTACTACCTGTTCACTGGGGATAAGTTGTAGTTCGTTCTTAAACTCAATAACATCGGTGCCAGATGGATTCCAGTACAAAGGATACTGGCCAAATTCGTTGTGTCTGGTGTAGTCGATTGAGAAGTTCCAGGGGTCAAGAGAAATTATCTTTAGCAGTCCATTCCCGTCATACATCGGTTCAACAACCCCTATGCCACGGAAAACGGCCTTGTGTAAGGTGTCAATGGCGCGCAGCAACGTACCGCTGTCCTCACACCGAACAAACTGGTCATAGAGGAATGCTTCCTGTTCCTGTGCCAGCTTTTCATCAAAGGAACGATACCGCCTTGTGTCACGCCTCTTAATTGTCCAGTCTGGCAACGCACTTGACCTTCTCGTCAGGCACATCGCAAGTGTAAGGTCACGTGCCTCAACCAAATTGTAAAGAAGTTGCAGTTGTGATATTCTGCCAGACCTGGCGGAATCCAAAATCATTTCAATTTGGGTTTCGGTTAGATAGCGAAGAGGATTGTAAATGTTCCTGTAATCCGAATCCTCTGTTGTTAACGGTATGAACTTAGACATTGGTGCTTCTCTTGATAATTTATTTACTTTCATGTCTCTTCTCACCCTATCGGCATAAAGACCGTTGCCTGTTTCTTTGTTGCATATACGGCCAGGGCAATTGCCGTTGCATCGTCTGCGTGTCCCTTGTCATCCCTGCTTGCCGAAAACGAAAGGTTCCCACTTGGGCCAACAATACGCCTTATCTTGTGTAGGTCTTCAATCAGGGCGTTGTCATTGGGGATGTATAGTGTTTGACTCCCCATCTTCGCCCGTGTCATGGTGAACATTTCATTTTTGCTTTCGTTGGTAAATTTGATTTCCCTCACCGTTGCAAACTTGCGATGCAGGTTTTCGGCAAGTTGTGCCCCAATGCCAGTTGCGTCAACGTACACTTTTACAGGGTTTAGGGTTTTCACAAGATTCCCAATGTAGTTCTCCTGATAGGAAAACTCCCTGTTGGCCAGAGATTCAACACGTTTGACGTACAAAACGCCGTTGTCATCAACCAGTACGGCAATGGAGGTCTTGTCGTGCGTCCTTCCAATGTCGATGCCCATGTAAACCCTGTGCCCCTGAATTTGGGTTGTTAGGTTGTCATAGGTGCTTGCCCGTAAAACTTCATAGGGGAACAGGGCCGACTCCGCGTCCAAAAATTCGCAAAGATACTCCTGGCGAAACACCGAATCATCCATCACGGTTTTTTTGATTTCACCAATGTCCACGGCTAAACCTTCATTAACCGCATCTACCAAAGTCACTTTCGTTTTGCAGTAGCCTTCCGAATGCGTCCATAGTTCATAAAACTTCCCAGACTGCCCAGCAGGTGTTGATATAATTTGCAACTTTTTTTCATGACCGTTTGGGGAGGTCAAAAACGGAATACAGGCTTTCCAAACTTCCTCACCGTTGCTAATAAATGCAAACTCATCCAGCAACAGGGAACTGGAAAAACCCCTTAGGCCCGCTGGATTGTTTGGAAGGGATATAATGGTGGCACCGTTTGAAAACTTGATGGTGGTTGCATTATGGGTGTAGGAAAAGTGCAACGGCGTGCCCCTCAACATCCCTTCAAAATACATGGTAATGGTCAAACACTTTGCAAGGAGTTCATCAGCGGATCTTTGCCCTGTTGAAACAAGAGTCCATTTGGCATTGTTTACCACGCAGTCATAGACACAGCAAAACGCAGAAACAAAGGACTTCCCAATTTGACGGCTGCAAAGGGAAATCATTCGCTTGTTTGTCTGAAACGCCTGCCAGTAACGCCGTTGCCACGGTTGCAAAATGTCCGCTATGTTTCCCATTACTCCCCGAACAAATGCTTGGCAAGGGTCTGTTTCTCTTCTTCCGTCAACGGTTTGTCTTCTTTCAAAAGAAGGACTTGGGAATCAACCCACCTGTTTTCCTTGGCAATCGGATTGTATTTGAGATACAGCTTCGTTGCCGCCATGTCACCCTTCATGGCCTTGTCCAGCAAAGTGTCCGTCACCAGTTCAAAACCCATTTTCCGGGCTTCCTTCAAGGTATCCTCCACCTTTGGGTTGTAGCGGAACCTCTTGTAAAACTCCGTTATGGAAATACCGACAATCTTACATGCTTCCTCCATTCGTCCTCCCGTCTTTGTAATAGCGTCCATGACCATCTTTACCGTCACGCTGTTGTTGAGGCATCTTGGGCGTCCGCGTTTTTTGGGAAGGGTTGCAACGGGGGCCTCTTCGGCCCCCTCTCTCGCATCACTTATTTCCATTTCCATTTCTTTAAGTTCTTCACCTATTTCTTTGTTCATAGTCTAGTTCTTTCGCTTGTTGGAAATATGGCCCCGTAAGCAGTCCGTCACGGCTGCAAGTAAACATATTCCGAGAATCGTTATCATTGTGTACATGTCTGGTTCCCCCCTAGTCCAATTTGTACAGTTTTTCATTTGCTTCAAAAAGTTCAGGGGGTTCGTATCTCCGAACTTGGGTCTTGTCAACATACAGTTCCGTTATCAAACCGCAGTTCCTTAGGTAGTCACGCCTTACAATCAGGTTGACGGGTAGTTCCTTCTTTTTGTCACTGATTTTTAAATACAGATACTTGCCACGTCCGTCACTCTTGTAAACCTTCACCGTGTCAAACAACTGAGGGAATTTTTTGCCTTCAAAGTTGTTCAGCAGTTCCCAAGCATCCTCTGTTATTTGCTTGATGCTTTTACCCGTTTGCATTTCAATCCAGTCATGAAGCCTGTCACGGCTAATTAGCCCGTACACCATGCGCGTAATGTCACCTTCTTGAAGTTCATACTCGTGTCCAGGTGTGACGGCCTTCCTGCTTCCTATGCTAATCAATGCGTAGTGCGTGGTTGTGTTGGAGGGGGAAACGAACCAGGATTCGAAGTGTCCAGTCAAATACTTGTTTTTACACAGGATTTCAAAGCAGGGGTATCCAATCACCTTGTTTAACATTCCACCCTGAACCTTCGCCTTCTCATCAATGCGGTTTAGCACCTTCCCGTCTTTCAACAACAAAACATCCTCACCGTTTAGCTGGCGCTTTTTGGTTTCTTCGTTATTCCCGTTTAACCGTTGATAGGTCATTGTTGGCAACTTGTCGAAAAAGTTTTTGTCGACGTATGCAGCGCAAATGGCCTCAATGTGGTTGTCGTGTTTTCGTTTGTCCCAATATTCGTTTTTGGCTTGGGTAATGGTATTGTTCATTTTCGTTTTTCTTTTTTGGGGTGCCCGTCGCGTTGGTTGGGAGTTGGCCACCTGGCAAACCGCAACAAAAGCAAGGGCAGGTTTTTTCACTATTTATTTACTATTTTCGTTTCCAAAAACTATGGCGAAATGCATATAATTAGTAATTTACCTTCATTCCCAAACACTTTTACCATTCACTACGGTGCGCCTTGTTTAAGCCCTCCACGGCCTCTGAAATTTCGCCAATGGTTTCCCCGTTGTCCACCGCATTGTCCAACGTCTGTTCGGCGCTGGAAACTTGTTGTGCATGTTCCTGCTTACGGTCTTTTTTACCCAGGAACCACAGGACAAGCGCTTTTAGGATTTCGACTATTCCCGCAAAAGTTTCCGACATTGGTTAACCCTTGATGTCATCCGCAATGTGTTCTATAACCTCTGCGATACGGTCCTCTTCCTCCTTGTCCATGTTGTCATCTTCGTAGCACTCATTAAACAGGTGACAGGCTTCCTCGACCCGTTGGACAATGGCCTTAATTAAATCCCACTTGCCAGACTTGGAGGCCTTGCGGAGAAGGTCAGCAATAATCCCAGCCAGAAACTGCGCTATGTTTTTCCTCGTAAAAAATAAAGATATGCAAAGACGAATAATTTTCTTCATAGTACCCATATTTACTTCCCCAAAACGAAAATGGCGGTTCCCTTTACGGAAACCGCCAAAACACCCAAACCTACACTTTTTGGAAATTGTTAAACTGTCCTTAACTATTCCCCGACCATCCTTTGCTTATAGTGGCTGTTATTGGGGCTTGTGTTCCCCGTCCGTTTCCCGTTCCCCACATTTTTCCAGCAGTTCCCGAAGTTGCTTCGTCAGCTGTTCGTTCTCCTTACGCAGTATGCCGTTTTGCTTTTTTAGCTGTTCGAAGTCCACCTCATTCCGAATAGCCCAGTAAATGAGATAGTGTAAACGGTCTTCTTGTGTTTTTAGTTTTGGTAGGACCTTTGCCATTGTCTTGGTTTTCATGTTTCTTCCTTGTGTGGTATAAGGAAAAGCCCCTCGGAACTGCTCGCACCAGAACCGAAGGACTTTTCAAGTAAATTGTTGGTTTGCTGACAGTGCGAGTATCAGTTGTTTACCTATTTAATTACAATTTCGCAACCAACACCGTGACCAGTCAGCAGCCGCATACCTTATGTTCGCATATCCCTTAATGTTGTAGCACTTCCAGGCGTGTACGGCCTCGTCAGGTGTGCTGAAGGGCGGGGTTGCCATACAAATCTGATCTATTCTACTCGTACAGCAAACCACATATCGTGTTTCAACCGTTTCGCAGTCTGGACAACTGGAGAAGTAAACCTCTCCCGTCCTCTTGTTGAGTTGAATGCACATTAACTCGACATCCAGTTCTTCTTGTTCGTTGTTTTTCTTCTTCATGTTGTTTTCCTTTAGTTAGTAGCTTGTTGAACCATGCATCCAAGGTCACCGTGACATTGGCGCTTCAACAAAACCACGATCTAATCTTATGGGCTTCCACGGAAAAAACACCGAACGCGAAAAAAAATTTTCGATGGCTTCAGTAATGGCGCCTGTTCCACGCCACCATAGCCAAGAGAAAAGCCCCTTCCAGGTCGGCGCTATCCTTGCCGTCATACTCGCGTCCCCGCAACCCGCAGTCCTTACATTCTATATAGGCGCTTGCGGGGTAGTATCCATCATCGCCCGGCGTAACATGGGGCTTTACGTTTTTACTTCCGCAATACGGGCAAGGGCGAAGGTGGCTGAAATCGTACGGTGCTTCCATCACTTCTGTCCTCCCTTTGTTGGACATGCACACGTCTCCCTCAGTTTCGCCTTGTACCAGTTCTTGCCGTAGTTGGCTTCGAAAACACGTTTAACCAATCCCGCCACAATGTTGTCAATGGTTTGTTCTGTAAGTCCGTCACGTTTTACAAGGCCCATGTAAAACTCATACATTTCACGCATTTGCTTGAGGTCACCCTTTGCGGGTTTGAACTTCGGGGGTCTTTCCACTTTTACTTTCATTGCTTTCACTCCTAGTTAAAAAATTCATCGAGTTCACTTTCCAACGCGTCAATGTCTTCGTTGGATGGTTCTGTTTCGAAATCTGGTTCGTATTCCGGCCTTGGTGTATTAACTGGTAGCTTTGGGCATGGCGTTTCCTTGTTATATCGCATAGCACGAACTGGAATCTTTGGCTGTGGTTTTTCTGTGTTCGGCTTCTTTACCACCACTTCCTTTTTCTCGTTTTTGGTGAGATACTTGTGAATAATGCGCTTTTGCCGTTTTGTGTAGTAGTTGCTCTTGGTGTTTTGTACGCGCAGCCTCGCGTATTCGTTCTTGAAAATCTCCCGCAACTCATCAATTGTTTCCGGGCGGTAAACGTTCCCGTATGACATCCGAGTCTTTTTACCTTTCTTCTTTGTCATCAGTGTCCCGTGTGGCGCGACAAGGTACTTCTCTATCAACTTTTTGTACCCAGGAACACCGTTGAAAATAATCCGTACCACGTCAAACGGCAAACCGCAGCGGTCGAACTTTTCCAAATTGTTGTAAATCCTGTGCGTCTCCGTTTTGTCTTGCCAACCGTATTCCTTGCAATCGTTCCGAAACTGGACAAACTCGTCCTTTGCATTCCAAAACGCCTTATAGTCACCTCTGTAAAAATACTGAATCTTGTTAACAAGGTTGAAGACCATTATCTTTTTGAAGTCTTCAAGTGCGGTTTCGGCCGTAATTTTCTTTACGTTGTTCATTTGTAGTGTTCCTTATAAAAATTTGTCTTGTATAAAACTTTGGTGAACACTGGGGAACTATGACGAAACCCCTTTTTAACCAAAGAACCCCCAAGACAAAAAGTAATGGGTTTTTAACTACCAAACTCAAAGAAAAACATGAGCAAAACAAAAACAGTCTTCCGAATGTTTCCGAAATGCACTATTTAATTACATTCTGGTGAAAAAAAAATGACCACGTCCTAATAATATGCTGTGTTGGATGCCCGTAAGCGCTTTTAAGGGGGGTGGAGGGGGTTTGCGGTAACTTGTACGGTAAACGGCCAAAACCCCGTGTAAGCCCTCTTACAGGCGTTTGTAGAGGGGTTGTTGGGAAACGGGGTTGTAAAGGTGTGGCCAGTGCGGGCGAAACGGGCGAAACAAGGGGCCGTTCGGGGCGAAACAGGGGGCCGAAACAGCAAACGATTGGCGCATGGGCCGCAGGCCCGGCGTGCGCCAGGTATTGTGGAGGAAAGGATTGTGGAAAGAGGATTGTGGAGAACAACGGGAACGAACCGAAGGGAAGTGACCGTTGAAGGGATTGTGGAAAGAACGAAGACACGAAGTGTCGGAGTGAACTGTTAGATTATGAAAACAACTTATACAAATGAAAGAAATAAACACCTACGCCTTCGGCGTATTTATATAGGTTATTTTATGAATGTAATAATTAGGAAGTTAATTTTAAGAAGGTTATTTTAGGTAGTTATAGGAAACTCCATTTTTTGAGGGGTGAAACTCCAGATTTTGAAAGTGAAACTCCATTTTTTGAAAGTGAAACTCCAGATTTTGAGGGTGAAACTCCAGATTTTGAATTTGCGAGTTGTTAAGTTTTTAAAATTTAGTATTTTACAAACACCCCTCTTTTCGGTGATTGTGCAGGTTTTTTCGGTGAAAATATCCTTGTCGGCATGGGTTTTTCGAACATTTCGTTTTCCACTTGAATTCACAGCCGTTTTCCCCCCTTGTTTTCACATCCCTCCCAAAAGCGCCTGTAACAACGTTTTCCCCTGCTTCCCGTACAAGTTTACCCCCTACGGCCACCCCCCCCTTGTAAGCGCCCGTAGCCTCTTTAAAACCGCAAAACAAAAACACCTGCCCCATTGCTGAAGCAGGTGTCCGTGAAACAAACAACTGGAGGTTTGCGTTTATTGGTTTGCCCGGGTCTTTTCCCCCGTTCCCTTCCCATCCAACAACCCGCAAAATTCGTTCAACCTCCTCACAACTTCAACGGCCCCCTTCTTGTACACGCAAACGCAAACAATGTTTTTTTCGTCCACCGTGTTTTCATACACCCACCAAAACAGGCCGTTCTTTTCAAAAACAAACCTCTGCATTTTATTCCTCCCCCCCGTCTCGGTTTTCCCTCCGCGCATTGTTGTCAACCACGTCATCGAACCACATGCCGCCTACCTGGAACCTCGGGAGTGCCAGTTTCATCGGGTTTTCAAGGTCGGTGAGTTTAACGCAAACAATACTCAGGTCATCTGCGTAGGCGTTGGTTCCAGTAAGCCCGTATTGGTTGTTCATCGTCCTGCCCGTGACCACAAACACCTGCATTGTTTTAACTGCCGTGTATTCCCGTATCCAGTCGAACATGGCGTTGAGTGATTCCTGGCTGGTTGTAAGGCCAAGGAAGGTTAGTGCCGAACAGTCATAAAGTTCGTTTAGCTTCTCCGTGGTTGTGACCCTGTTGACGGTAATGTTGTCCATTGTTTGTACTCCGTGTTGCAATTAAAACGTGAAATCGGTGAAGGCCGGGGTGCTACCCTTGACGAAGCGGTAGTGGTTGACATCATCGAAGCGGTAAATTTCGTACCGCTTCTTCGACCTGAGATAGTCGCCCTTGACCCATACCTTCCTTCCGGAAACTTCCTGTTCGTTCTGGGGTTTTAGGCAAAAGTAGTCACCCCTCTTAAGGTCTTTAACGGTAGTTGAATCGTTCATTTTAACTCTCCTTCTTCTCACCAAATGCCAAGGTTTAACATAAAACCTTCATTCAAAGCATTTAGCGTTGAAAAACATTGTAGGAGAGACTTGTTCGAAATGTCTATCGAATTTACCCGTCAAAATTCTGCAAATGAACGAATTGAACAAAACAACCCCTACAAGCGCCTACAAGGGGTCTTACACGGCCTCCAGGACACTTTACGTACACGACTACCCTAAAATTCAACCCCCGCCTTAAAAGCGCTTGTAGACCCCGTAAAAGCGCTTTCCATAAAACGGCCAAATCCACAAGGCCCCCGTAAAGCGCTTGTAAGCCTTCCTACACAGCACCCAAACCGTTTCCCCAGTCCGACACCCCAAAAGTCTAAAACCACCTTAAAAGCGCTTGTAGACCCCGTAACCTGGCAATTTGGGTTTACGGGGGCAAATTACTTCGTTATCTCATCGAGTTCGTCTTTTGACACCGTTTCCCACCCAAACAACCAGCCCCCGTTCAAATAAAAGGGTGGAGTGTCAAAACCCAATCCATCTTCAAACAGTTCCGGGCTTCCCAACTTGCCCCATATAGGTGAATCTGTTAGGGCAATTTTTCTACCAGGAACCACAATGACCCCTTGCCAGTTGCAAGCATCCCCCGCAACCTTCCATCTTCTATCCAGGTCTTGAACGTAGTATTCTTCGTACGGCACACGAAATATGTCCTGGCTTAACTCAAAAGCGGGATTAAGTTGTTTTAGCAGGGGGTCTTTAAACATTTCGGGCATTTTCCCGTAATGTTCCCTGCTGGTTCTCACCTGTATTACAAAATCAACGTGTTCCAGGGTAAATGGAATTTCCACGTTTTGCACGGCCGACCCGTCCTCGTTTCTGGGAATCATGTTGTTGTCCCCTGCGAAGCAAAACAGGCGCGTCCGCAACTTGTGGTCATGGTCGGCAACCCCTTCTTCAAGCATTTGCAGGAAACGCCGCTGAAAGTCATTGGGGTTGTAGGCCTCAATGTCCGAAAACTTGATTACATCCAACTCGGCAAGAAAAAACTCGTCATTGTTCATGGAAGCATTATACTACAATTCCCTTTTTCCAAACATCCCCCGTTCTACAGGGAACCTCCGTCTTCCATTGTCTTCTTTAACTTGTCACCCAGCTTTGCAATTCCTGCGTTGAGGTTTGTAAGTTCCACGTCCTTCCGCGGCCTTTCGCTTGACATAAGGTCACGTTTTGCCATACGCAGTTCATCAATCCCGTCTTCAAGCTGTTTTAGTTCACGCCACCCACCTTCACCCTTCATTCTCCAGTTTGGCCGCACGTCAACTTCGATTGTTTTTCCAAGGTGTTTCCCAATAACTTCCTCAAGGGTGTTTTTGCACTGTTCAATGATGGTTTGAATTTCCGGCGAAATAAACTTGGTTCCACTTTCCGTCCCCGTGGCAAAATCTGGCAGGGTTGAAATCGCAGCCTTCTTTACGTCTTCGTCTGGATGGGTGTAGTGGATGGTCTGCTGTGGATTGATGTGACCCGCAAGACTTTCCATGATGGGCAGTGAAACACCGCTTTCCGCAAGTCGGGTTATAAACGTTGCCCTCAGTGCGTGAAATGTTTTTAACGGAACCTGCCTCGTTCTACCCGCCATTGTGGTTGACGGGTTTCCAATTACCGAGAAAATTCTTTTAAGCCTACCGTTCAACAGACCCTTTTCATACAGTGCAAGCAGGTCTGGAAAATAATGTCCTTCCGTGACTCCAAGCGACTGTAAACTTTCCCTGAGTTTTGGATGAAGGGGAACCCTAACTATAATTTTCCGCTTTTGGGTCTTGCGGGGAACAATCATAATCACGTCATCCAAAACATCCTTCACGGAAAGGTTTACGCAGTCTTTTAACCTCAACCCCGTGTACAATGCCGTCTCAATTAAAACCTTGTACTGTGACCCGAATTCCTTTTGCCCCTGTGCCTTTTCCATTATCTTCAAAAGTTCATCATTGGTAAACGGTTCGCGGGGAATTGTAACCTCGTGGGACAACTTTACCTCCCGAACTGGATTGGGAATGTCGGGAACGTTGGTTTCAAACAAACCGCGAATCATGTACAGGTGGTTGCGCTTTAAACAGTTTGACTTCCCTTTTGTGGCTTCCTCAATGTAATGAACAATGTCCGTTGCCGTCACGTCTTCCAGATACTGCCTGTCATGTGCAAGTGCCCAATCCCTGAACGTTTCAAAATGGCGCCTGTAATACGCCAACACGCTTTTTTCCGTTCCACGCGCAACGTACCTGTCACCAAGCCTTCCCCATGCTTCATTCACGGGGTGTTTTGCCAGGTTTTTCATCAGTGACGGAGGGTTAAGTTCCAGCCACCTTTTCCACAACGCTTCAGATTCACGTTGGTTTGTGGAAAGTTTAACTACCTTGACCTTCCCGTGTCTTACAATGCGACCGTAGTAGCAACCGCCCATTTTAACTATGGTGCCAGTTCCTTTTACACGCCTTTTCATGAAAACCTCCGTAACATTCTGGAAGAAAACCAACACGGACATTATAACACGAAAAGGAGGAACCGATACATAATAGTTTGCGATAAGTAAAAACGTATTTGCACAATATGTTTGTTTTTAGTGTTCTACAACATTTTCACATTTAACAGTTCGGTAATGTACACACTTCCACCCTCCAGTTGCACGGAATTAAATTGGAAAAGTAATAATGTTTATTTTCAATGAGTTAAATAAGAAACCAACCTCGCGTGACCTGGAGGTTGGTTCCCTGGATTTAGCATTACCTGAAAACAAGTTGATGCGAAATAAGTAATGTGATAAGTAAAAGTGACCTAGAAAAACCCGGCAACGGTTTTAACTAGGGCGACGATGTTTTCCGAGAAGATGCTACAAACCGCAACAATGCTTCCAAGCGCCACCATTGCCCAACGACTTTCCGTTATAACGTCCTTCCAGGTTTTTTCCTTCTGGGCGTTTACCTTTTGCCTTTTTACAATGTCACCGAACCTGACTATAATTTCGGCAATAAAACGTGTAGTGTCAAACTGGTTCTGGGCAATGGACAACACCCTTTCTTCCAGGGTGCGGCCATTGAGGTTTAACTTGGCAGATTCAAGCGATTCCTTCAGGTCGGCCTTTGTATCTGGGGACAGCGAACTGTCCTCGACCATTTCCATGGACGCCTGACACTTGATTTCGTCCCTCTCGGTTATCATTTTGTCCACCCGCGTCCTAGAGGTCAAAAACCACCTGACAGCTTGAATTCGGTGCACCCCATTCCGTAGAATAACCGCTTGCGGATTCAATAAGTTCCTGGTTGGCGGCCGCGAAGTGGATTTCAACAAGGTTTGTGCAGCTTCCAAACAGGTACAGTGCGTTCAGTGAATCTGAATCATCTGGTGATATGACACTTAGCTTCGGGAAATCAATTCTGGTGATGTTTTGATTCCAGTAAAATGGTGACAGACCCGCGTTTGTCCCAGCCGATTTTATGCTTAATAGTTCCGGGAAGGAAATTGTTGTGGAGTCCAATGTCATGTTGTTCCACAGGCCTCCAAAAACAGCGTTCCCTGCCAGGTATTTCAGCTTCGGGAACGTCAATGACGTTATGCGTGTACACCTATTAAAAACGTCTGCCATCGCCCTAGTGCCAACAACGCTTGAAAGTTCGGGGAATGAAGCCGCGGTCAAGGAAGTACAACCCTGGAAGGCATACTGCATGGCGTATATACCGTCAACCGTTGTTAGTTCAGGGAAGTCAACCGTTGTAATGCGAGAACATCCTTTAAACGTGGCTTGAAACGCATAATCACCCGTGATTGCTGTTGTATTTGGAAATGACACGGATGTTATCTTTGTACAGTTCTGGAAGGCATACCGCATGGCGTAGTAACCATCAACCGTCCTTAGTTCAGGGAAGGAAATTGAAGATAAATTACTGCAACCATCGAAAGTGGATTGTAATGCTTCTCTTCCAGACACAGATGACAGAACAGGGAACGATACGGTGGTTATTCCCCCACAGCCAGTGAAGGTGGAATCCATGGCGTAGTTATTGGAAAGGGCTTGCAATTCAGGGAAGGAAATTGAGGTTATTCCCGCAACATTGGCGAAGGATGTTTGAAAACCGCTTTCTACAATGTTTTTAACCCCTGTGAATGTTAGAGGCCCTGACACGCCTGCAAACATGTTTGCGTTTCCATCTGCGTCCGTGTAGCAAATGTCAGACAGGTCATTGATTCCCCAGACAGGTTGACTTCCACCGCCTCCGCTGCTTGGGATGCCTGTAATGGCATTTGCAAGGTTGGATGCATTCTGTGTTTCTGGAAGTGTTCCACCCTTGTCGCTTATCGCCGTGTAGGCATTGGCTATCTTGGTCTGTAAGTTTGTAATTGCTGTTGCGATACTCATCTTTGTTCCTCCACCTTAGATGTTGTTGATTAGAGTTTCGATGTCCCCAACAAGGTCATAGACGCATTTAGCTCCTACCAGTTGGTCATTGGTTGAGGTTGATGTAATGGAGGAAAGAACATCTGGCTTGTTGGCTATCGCACTATAGTCAACTATTACATTTACACTGTCCATCGTCCAAACATCTTCCACGGTGACACAGAACTTCTTGGAACTTGCGTAGCCCTCATTAAGGTATATTCCCTCAAACACGAGGTCAGAGGTCACGCCGTTGCCAACATTCGTCAATGGATAACATACATTCTGGTAGCAAATGAAGATGGCCTTGTCGGCTTGCCAAGCTGCAATAATGTCGCTGTGGGATGTAATGTCGTATCTGGCAATAAAGACGTTTTGGGCATTGCTGGCACAGGTTTCGGCATAGGTCTTTGCGGTTTGGAGGTTGGCGCTAAGGCTGTCGTAAACGCATTTTGCCCCGGCCAGTTGTTCATTCGTTGACTCGGATGTTAGGGAAGAGAGAATTTCTGGTTGCAGGTTGTCGGCGTATTCCTTTGCATCGGTTAAAACAGACAGGTCTTGAGTGTCAGCATAGGAAATGGTGGCATAGGCTGAAATTTCGGATGACAGCAACCACGGGGCGTTTTCAAGGGTGTATTCGGCGAAGTTGAGAGTTTCGGGAATTGGAGTAATGGCGTTTGGCGTGAATCCAGGGGTGGAGTACAGCTTCAGCATGTAAAACGCAGGGTAGGCAACTTTCCCGTTTCTCAGGAAGTGGACCCATATTTTCACCCTGTCTTCACCGTTGTCATAGGTGTTTCCCCAATGGATTATGGCCACGTTGTCATCTGCGTCAATTTCAGCGGGACATTCGTAGTAGTTGTCAGTGTCCCAGTCTGATTCTGGCTGGTAAATGGCACGAACCGTGTAGTCTGTAAGGGCCACGGCAACCCCGCAGTCTGAGATAGAGGTGTAAAAATCTGCATTTTCCCCATGACCCAACGTCACGGGCATTTGCAATCTATGTGTTGATTCAAAATTTGTTTTATACTTGAACATGTTGGAACCTTTCGCATTATATTTACCTATCTTGTGAAATATAAAACCATGCTGGCCCAAGTTCAAACACCATCCCCGTCAAAACTACGCCGTAAAACACCTGTTTGGCGCTTTACAACCACTCTTATATTCTGGTTAGGCCAGTGGGAAGCCCACTTGAATTGATGTTGACCCTAACACCGCTGTCAGACATTTGGGCCTTTGTTCCACTTTCCGTCCCGCAGGAAACATTACTTAGGGAATAAGACCTGCTTTCATATTCAACCTTCACGCTGCAAACGGAAGCTGAATATTCGTCACTGTGGCCGTAGTAGTTGAAATGCAGCAGGAAGTTTTTGGGAGAACTGCCTGGAAGAAGATAAACCCGTTCTGTTCCTGCAACCGACACATCATCCCCCGAATCCCAAATAGCCACGTTGCCGTTGACTTCCACGTTTGTCCCCCAAGACCATCCAATACAGTCCTCTGAATTGTACCAATGTCCGCAAATGTCCAGGTCTTTTCCGTTTGAACCCCATGAGATGGTCACAACGATGGCGTCTTCAATGTCTTCCCCACTTACCCGAGAATAAATCAGCTTCCCGTCACTTTCCCTGTAGCACAATCGCCCCGTGTTGGTTCCCTGACTTCGGTAAACAAGCCTTCCTATTGCCCTTGTAATTGCCATGTCAATGTCCCCCTGTGCCTAGGATACTGTTTCAGGAACTGCTGTTGTGACGTCCTCTGTGTACTCGGCACTTCTAGCAGTCAATATCCCGTACTGGAATGTCAAATTCCTGTAGGTGTACTGAAGTTTGTGCGTTGAAGTGTTATATGTAATGCCAGTCATTTCCTTCGTGGTTCCACTCCATCCAACCGCAGAACCTCCCCCATTAGACAAGGTGATGTTGATGTCACTCTGTGGATACGTTTGATAGATGCACCCGTCCTTGAAATAAATGGTGACATGCCTGAATGTCAGAACATTGTTTGTCAGACTCGCATAGGTAAGAACATCGAAGATGTAGTCATTGCCAGCATAGGGAAGTGCGACCACCTTCTGAAGTGCACCCAACGTCATTTCACGAATGCCGCTGTTCCCGTTTTCCCCCTCAAGCAGGAACTTGTATGTTTCAGCCTCTGCCGTTGATACTGTCGGCATTGTGTCCTTGGTGAGTAGATAATTGGAATCGCCGTAGTGCAGTATTCCAAACTTGTCCGTTCCTTCCCCGTTGTTTGGATAAGCCGAGGACTCCCAGGCAAGGGGGGAGTTGGGAGTAAGCAACTCCCTCAGGGCCTTGTAGACCAGAGTAGGATACACTCCAGAAGCAGCGGCGGGCATTTGGCGGACTGCCAACTCAAACTTTTTGAAGAAGGTGTCAGATGAGGCGTTGTGGAAGTTGTACAGTTCCAGTTCATTGTTTGAGTTATGGCCGATAGACTTTCCAGAAACCGTACTTGCCTCGGAATCAACCTCCACGGTTTCCGGTTCACCTGACAGAACCTCCGCATTTACATATTGAAGGGTTGGAACCCCACTCACCACTTTCCTCACTGGAACCAAATCCGTGGAGGTAACCGTCTGTAAGGTTGTAGGGGACTGGAATCCAAACAGGGCAATTTCATCGTTGGAATTGTGTTCCACGGATTTCGTTGACACGTTCGTTGCCTCAGAGTCCACTTCCACTGAACCAGCCGACAATGCGGAAATGCTTGTGTACTTGACTGTCGGAACATTGTCCACGGTGCTTCTGAGGATTAACAGTTCGTCTCCGTAATATTGGGAAACCAAGTCATCGTCACCTGGATTCTCGAAGTGGTAGATGGCAAGGGCGTCCTTTGAGTTGTTGTAGATAGACTTCGAAACCAAGTCCTGGCCAACCTGTTCTGAATCCACCACCACGGACAATCCCTCTGTGATTTTTTGAACTTCTGAAGAAAGGGGGCCGGAAAGGCTGTCTCGGAGAAGCCCCAAAACATCCGCATATACAACCGTCGGCGAGGACAGGACATTTGTTTCCGTGTTGTTTGAACGAAGTACAAAATCAGTCGCGGACAGGTTCTTTATTGACGTTGTTATTTGATTGTCCTTCTTGGCGAACTCCCAAAAGGACGTGGAATTTTGCGGCCCCGTTTCAAGGGAGTATGTTGTGGCGTAAAGCGCACTAACGTCAAGTGAAAGGGCCGAAACGGCATCTTCAGACAGTTCCCCGCCAATCACATGGGGTAGTGAGTCCGCATGGGGAATTCCAGCATTGTCAATTGAGTAGTTGGTTCCCGCATTGTTCTTTGTTAGCCTGATTCCGTTTGATGCCGTAGGTTGCAGGGAGTTGATTTCCCTTGTAACGTCTTTGGCCCATCTTAAAACACTCTCCCCCGAATTTGGACTTTTGATATGCGACATGTTTTTTCCTTTGTTGTATTTAATGTAATATCCTATTTACCTATGTTCCGTTGAACCCCCAAGGATTGTCACCGTACAGTTCATTGTCCCATTTTTCAGCACCCATCCAAGTTTCAGTCAAAGTCCAGGTTGTGTCATTGTTTTGCGCCCAGTCAAAGCCAGTTTTTAACCATGAACAGCTAACATCAAACTGACTGCCGGGAGTGCTGTCTATGTGGTTCAACTTCCCTGCCCTGGAGGAGAAGGTATGTTTGACCTTGTAATTGGAGGTTCGTGTTGCCTGCGGGTAAAACCGTAAAACTGCTTCAAGGCCGTTCAACGTTTTTTGTGCAGCAGACAATGCCCTTCCCGTCAAATCCCCGTATTGTGGGCCAGCACCCTGTGACATGGCCGCGAAATACTGGAATTTTGCCTTGTGTTCATCGTCCGTGTTTTTCCATTTTTGAAACTCGGACGCATCACTTTCACTTAGGAACTTTTCAATGGGATACTCAACTTGGGACATGTTCATTGTCCATGTTTGGGAAGTGTATGGGTCAGATTCCCCTCCACCTCCAGAAAGTTGCGTCTTGTACTGAACCGTCCATTTCGCCCTGTCTGCTTCTATTTTCTCCGTGACTGATGACTGGACTATCCCACCATCATAAGTGGCACCTTTTTTGTTTTCAACGGCCAGACCTGATATTACCGAGGAAAGGCCAATGAATGATGTTGTTGTTAGGGTGTAGGTGTTGAAATACTCCACCCTCTCATTCAGCTGTTTGATTGTATCGTTAATGCCGTATGTTGCCATTTTAGAAAGTTGCCTCCGTTCCAGAACCAAAAGAATCACCTTTGATTACCGTAAGAATTTCCTTCATGGTCTTGTCCATGCTTTGTATTCCATTTGACATTTTTGTTTGGATGTTGACGGTGCCATATCCCGAACTTCCACCAATCCTTGCAAGTGAGTCCGTGAGTGAATGGTTGTCCCCTGCCTTCGGTCTCCAGTTCATGTTCCAAACCTCTTCCTGAACGGTCTCTGGTTTGGTTGCCTTTGGTTCCCTGGATTCCCTGGATTCCTTGGATTGTTGAAGTCTTCTTTGACTAGCTGCCATTAAATCAGAAAGTAAAGCCAAGGCTTCTTTTTCATCGGCCCGTTTGGTCATTAACCCTTCAATTTTCTCACCAGCACTAGCCTTTAATGCTGGTGCATCTTCGATTATTTTTATATACTTCTCAATCTCACCTTCAATACCAGAAATTCTTTTCTTTGAGGATTCAATCATTTCTTGAAGGGCCGGCATTTTTCCTGCGAGTTCCTTTTCATCCATGGTGCCGATTTTAGACCTTGCATCAGAAAAAGTCTCGTAGTTCTTTTCTTTCTGATATTGTCCAACCAAGGCATCTGATTTAGCCTCTCTATTCTTAAGATTTACAACCGCTGCTTTACTCTGTTCATCCGCCGCTTTTTGAAGTTCAACACCAGCAGTAAGCAATCCAGAACCAGCACCAACCAATGCACCCACTGCAGCACCAATCCCAGTACCAATACCAGGAACCGCCGAACCAAGTGCCGCACCTGCCATGGCGCCTGACATGGCACCATTTAAAGTATTTCCAGTTGCCGCAACCGTTTCATCATCCATTCCCATGGCACTACCAATGGCATTACCTATTGGTTTAAATGCACCATACGCTTGATTTAGTGCACCCAGTGCCTGCTGAAGTTGAATGCCTTTTGCGGATTTTGCTATCTGGTCAATCTTCTGGGCGGTTTTGTCTGCCTCATTGCCAACACTCTTTAAGGCTGTGGAACTAGCCGCCCCCGCCTGCTGTATCGCGTTCCCCGCGTTTCTAGATGACTTGCCTATGTCATCAATTGCCCTCGATGCCTGCTTCGCCTGGTTCTCGACCTTTTTCTCTTCGTTGACTACTTCATCAAGACCCTGCTTGGCCTGTTGCTTTAATTTTGAGGTGTCCAGTTTGGCTTCTATTGCTAGTTGTTCTTTTGTTTCAGCCATGTTTCAGTTCCTCCATTGCCTCAAGGTCGGACAAGGTAATACATTTCTCCTCACCCAAGTTAACCACCGCGTTTTGATTGAGTAAAAGCATAAGCCTTGAGGCTGGTTCAACGTACAATGTTTGATGAAATGACAGCCCCAAGTCATGCACGCCAAAATATGCCAAAGTTGCTAGGAATCCGTTTCCACTACTTTTTTTTTATCATCGTCGCCAGTAATGGGAATTACCTTCATCATCACATCAATCTGAATTGCTATTGCGTCAACTATCTTTTGGTTTATCATGGGAGGTAGGGTCTCAGCCCATTCAAATGCCCGTCTTTCCAGTTCTTCAGGGGAAGCAGAAACAACAGGGGCCACCTCCGAGGCTTGTCTCGTGCAAATGTAAAGCGTTTTTATAACTTCGATGGAATCTGGTTGATGGTTTCCGTTAACAAGATAACTGTTTATCTTCTCCAACAGGGCATAATGCGCCAGGGTTAATGGATAAACGGAAACGCCGAAACCGCAGTCAATGGGTTTCGGGAACAATGCATCTATACTGGACTTTGGACTTGCCATGTTTTATTCCTAGAGTTCATCCTCTGACTTGTCTGCATAGGAGGCGTGTGCGTATGCCGTTGCCTGTACGTTCCACTTCGCCGTGTCACCATAAGAAGAGGCGCGTTCAACATTGGTAACGATGTAGTCCAGGTTGTTGCCAAAAGCATCCTTCCAATCCCAAGTCTGTCCAACTGAAAGCGGGGGGGTGTTCGGGCCAATCGCCGTAATGTTGCAGGAATATTCCTTGTCGTATGCTATTACCTGTGCAGTTCTACCCTTCTGGTCTTGAATGTTCAACGTGGGGCTTGTCTGTGAAATGTTCTCGCTTTGGAGAATGTATCCATCAAGTTCGTTCTCGATCCCTATTACAACTGAAAGTGAAGCTGCATTTGTAGGTTTAAAAGAAAAAGCCATTTATATGTCCTTTCGAATGTTAAATGTTATTTTTATTTACTATTCACTTTTGAGTGTTTTAACCCTGTTCTTCCTTCAAAAGGGAAAACACAATGTTTGTTCTGATTGATACGGTAACAACAACCACGCCACCCGAAGTGGACTGCGTAATTGTCGAGTTGCTGAAGTTGGAAAGGGGGTTAAGCGTTTCAGCAACCTGCAACGCAACGTCCAGGGCCGTTGTGTAGTTTGCACGTCCCCTGTTTAACGTTGGATTTTCCACAATGACTATGTTTAGTGAATTCATTTCCCAATACGGGGAACGTTCGTTGTTCACCACATAGTCACCCCTGTACGTCAACGATGGAGTGGCAACCGTGGCAACAATGCCCAAGTTCCCCATAGCCGACTTGATTTGAAACTCAATGTCCTTTGCGTTTTCAATGAGAATACCGCAACCGTGAGTTGCGAAGAAGGTGTTTTTCTCCAACTCTTCCTTCACGGCTTCCTGTATCTCTGAAATTGACGTGATGTTTTGCATGGTGATTCCTCTAGTTGTTTAAAATTACACTTACGGCGTCCGATATTGCTTCCATAATGGTTTTGTTCATATCTTCAGCAGGTGGTAAAAGGGTTCTGTCCTGTTGTTGGTGAACCGTGTTTTTAAGAACGTACATAAGGACAATGTTTCCTGATGAATCGTTTTTAAACAGGTAGTCCTTCCCCTTTGGCTTGAACAGTGCTTCGGCGGTTCCCTTCGGATGTATTGTGTTATATTCCCGAGGTGATATTCCATAGGCGTCGGCATGAACGGGAATTGCCAGTTGTTTTGCCTCTACTGGATTTATCACAATGTCATGCAGCGCCCTGTTTATTCCAGGAATGGTTATTGGGACGGCAACCTTGTCCCCTTCAACTCTGGGCGCCTGGATGCCGTCAGGGGTATAGTGGTTGGAACCGTGTTTACTTCTGGCCGAATTCAACTGCCTCATCCATTCGGCCAACAGTTCCTGAAGGGCTATCCCACCTTCAAGGAGTATCGAAGGCTTGTTTTTCACTATGGCTTCAATTTTACCTTTGCCCTTAAGTGAATCAGGCCACTTGAATGACAGAGTAAGCATGTTATCCAACCTCCAGTCCAAGACTTTCAACTTCTTTTGCCGTCACGGTTTTCCAGCCCATCCCGGAACCAAATGCAAAAGGCGGTCTGTCCGTTCCAAGTGAATCCGCAAAACCGTTTCCAAGTTCTGCCCATATTGGACTGTCTGTTTTGGCTATCATTCTGGTTGTGCCTTTGACAACCCCCTTCCAGCCTATCTTATTTGCGCAGGTCAACCATCTGTCCCACCAGTTCCTATGCGTCTTCCGTGATTCGTTTCTCACAAGTTCAAAGTATGGCCTGAGTATCTTCTGGAGGGGGTCTTGGCTTTGCACTTTCTGTTGTGCGGACTTTGCAAGCTGGGTGTTCGTCTTAACAATGAGGTTAAGTCGAATCGTACTTCCCAACTTCGTCATCTGGTCATCAATAACATTCCCCTGTTCATCCCTTTCAAGTAGACCCATCGAATCCAGTTTCTCCCTCATTAGCATTCTGGTTCGACCCAGCCCCTGTGATATTGGTTCCCCGTCCGCAGTTTTCCCAACAGCGTTCTGGTAGTCGGCAAGCAGTTCCTGGATTTTCTCTAGATATTCCTTCGAAGTCGTCCTGGCGGAAAAGAAGGCTTGTTCCCTTAGTTCCTTTGTCCAAAAAGCGCGAATGTCTTCCGAACTTAGCCCCGTGGGGAACGCCTCTTTACTTAGGATGTATTCGTCTTGATGTTGTTGTTTCAGGTCTGGCATTAGTCAAATTTCCATGCAATGTTGTTTGGAATTACCACAGGGTCACCGGAAGTGGAGTCTTCTTCTTCCCCTTCATCCACGTCATCAACCTTCCACTTCTTTAAATTGTCCATTACATCGTTTGCCCTTTCCCATTCCCTTCGCCTTAGGTCATCCAAAAGTTCACCCATCGCGGGAAGTCTTGTGTAACAGGCATAACGGACGTGGATAAGGACAAACTCAAGCAGCGATTCAGGAACGTAGTTGTCCCGCTTGTCCACCTTGTGATAAAGACGGATTTTACTCCTCCAGGTGTTTGCGATGTTCGTGCATTCGTCCTTGAGAATCCTGTCCACGTCAAATGGTTTCTGAACAGTTGCAAGGGCCTGTATTTCAGCCACTGCAAGATGTGTTTTCAAGAGTTTTGGTGATAGTTCTACCCAAGCCATTTTCGATTCCTTTCCTAGTATTTACCCCATGAACAAAAAAGCCCCCTCACCTCAGAGGGTTTGGGGGCCGAAAAAACAGAAGACAACCAAGCAGTTGTTTTAATTACAGAAGACCAACAATGGCGTCCTGGTTGACGATGTTGGTTCCGAACAGGGTGGTTGCCGTGACAAAATAGTTACCCGTGGCCCATTTCTGGAAGCCAACAAGTGTCGCGGGAATGCCCGTGTCACCGTCAACGAATTCCTCATAGTACGGATAACCTTCAAGAAGTGGAATCTTCCTGCCAGCAACGCCAATCGCGCCATATTCGGCAATGAAGCCAACAAGGTTGGCATTGACGGACGCAGAACAAATGATTCTCTTGAAGCCGAGGAAATTGTCAATCTTGCCGGTCTCAATAACATTTTCAAGATTCACAACATCAGCACCAAGAACCTCAAGCAGTTTGGCGTAGGCCGTGGGGTTGAGGACGAGGATGCAGTTTTCAGGGGCAAGATTGTGGTCAAAGCAGGTCTTGTAAAGGGACGTAAAACCAGCCTTCGTTTGTGTAAGGGTCTCGGTGCTTCCAACATTACTGGAAAGAACCTGGCCAACAACGGCGTCTTCAACGGCGCGGGCAATGGCGCGGCCAGCGTTCTCGCCAAGCTGGTTCATAAGTCCGGCATAGGCGCCAAGACCATCACTCATCTGTTGCGGGGAAACGTTGAAGCCAGCAACGTACTGCGCGGAAAGGGTAATGTCCGCTTCGCTAATCGTTGAGGACTGTTCGTAGTTGTTGTTGTCCTTGTCAAAGATACCAGCAACCGCAGAAAGAACGGGCATCTTTACAACAGCGCCGACCGTAGTGTAGTCGGGGGCGTAGTCATGCGCAAAGGCATCGAGTTTTGCGACCTGGCGGCCGAGGGAGGCAACTACCTTGTTGCCTGCAATTTGTAAGCTAGGAGTACTCATAATAGTTTGATTCCTTTTTTGTTAAATGTTTGTTTGTTGTTAAACTTTGTTGTTAAAACTGGCCTTTGTGGGCCATTAGAAAATCTACCCGTTCCTGTCCACCCTTGAGTTTCCTGCACTCATCCATAAGGGCGGTCTTGAGTTCGGGCTTGGAAGCATCGGAAGTGTTGACCACCGTCTTGGCTTCCATTTTGATTGACTTGAGGATCTTTCTGGTGAAGTCAGGGTTGGAAATGAAATTGGCGATAACTTCTTCCTTCTTTTCTTCTTCAATGGGAAGTTCGTTGACCATTTCCTCTGCTTCGGCCTTGAGACTCTCTTCTTCTTTGGCCTTAATCGCATCAACCATTTCCTGGACAGACTTTATAACATCTTCCTCAACGGCTTCTGCGGGTAATCCAAGGACTTCTCTGATTTTGTTTAAAAATTCCATGTTGTTATCCTTAATATCCGACTCTTCGTTGTTAACTTCATCAGTGTCCTTTTCTTCATTGACGTCATTAACCGTGTTGTCGTTTTTAATTACATTCTTTGTTTCTGAATTCCAAACCGCATCCATGTCCCTCAGCCTTGGTCTATTTGTAAAGGCATAGGAAATAAGATGGGTTGGCGTGCTTTGGTCATCTTCGCCTTCCAGGATGAACACTGGGCTTCCATACCTGTAGTCCAGTCCGTTCAATGCCTCAGCACCCTTTTCACTGACAACCAATGTCCCCATTAGCCCCTTGTCATCATCAACGTACAGGTCTTTAATCCAACCTGAAGCAACGGTGTCATCCGTCATCTCCGACTTGTGGTCAAAGTCAGCACGAATC